GTTGTTGTTATGACGCGTTGGTCTACAAAAGATTTGACGGCAGAGGTGTTAAAGAAACAAGGACAAGAAAATGCAGATCATTGGGAGGTTGTAGAGTTCCCTGCTATTTTTGATGACGGCAATGTTTTATGGCCCAACTTCTGGTCTGAAGAAGAATTATTAAAAGTTAAAACTTCCCTACCAATTTCTAAATGGAATGCTCAGTGGTTACAACAACCGACAATGGAAGAAGGTGCCATTATTAAAAGAGAGTGGTGGCAAATGTGGGAAGATGAAGAACCACCAGAATGTGAATATGTATTACAATCATATGATACTGCATTTTTAAAATCTGAAACTGCTGACTACAGTGCAATAAGTACTTGGGGTGTATTTTATCCTAATGATGATGATGGTCCTCGTATTATATTATTAGATTGTCGTAAAGGACGATGGGAATTTCCTGAGTTAAAAAAGATAGCTATGGAATCGTATTCTGATCATAAACCTGATATAGTTTTGATAGAGGCTAAGGCTTCTGGGCTTCCTTTAACTCAAGAGTTGAGAAATATGGGGATTCCTGTTATAAATTTTACACCAGGTGGACGACGCTCTGGACAAGATAAAGTTTCGAGAGTCCATGCCTGTGCCCCGATGTTTGAGTCTGGTCTTGTATGGCGACCAGATTTTCAATGGGCGGATGAGATGGCAGAAGAATGTGCCTCTTTTCCATTTGGAGACAATGATGACTTGGTAGATTCGATGTCTCAGGCTATACTACGGTTTCGTGAAGGTGGATTTGTTAGACACCCGAGCGACGAATTATGGGACGAAGATCGTCCTCGTCAAAAGGAGTATTATTGATGTCAAAAGAAGTAATAATAGAAAAACTCAAGACACCTAAAATTCATAAAGAAAAAGGTGAAGTTGAAGTAAAAGTTCCAGAAGGTCCAGGGGGCGGTACTGTACGAGGTATGGGTGCTGCAACTAAGGGCGGTAAATTTGAAGGTGCTTTTTAACATAAGGAAATAACATGGCTGAGAATCCATTCGGACAAGGCGGTCCAGAAGAAGAGGAACTTCCTATTGCAGGAAATCCTATTGACACTGCTGAAGTTCCGCCTGCTCTTGCAGAGGCAATAGCAAGTGGTGAAATGACAGAACTAGAAGATGGTTCTGTAGAAGTTGGTGAATTTGTAGAAGAAGGACTTGCTCCAGAACAAATTCCTTTTGATGCTAATTTAGCAGAGTATGTTGAAGAAGGTGTATTAGGTCCAATATCTTCTGAATTAACAAGTGCAGTAGAAAATGACATTGACGCTCGTGAAGATTGGGAAAAAATTTACGAGAAAGGTTTAAATCTTTTAGGTGTAGAAGAAGACGAAAGAAGTGAACCATTCGAGGGAGCATCAGGTGTTACTCATCCTGTTCTAGCTGAAAGTGTTACTCAATTCCAAGCACAAGCCTATAAAGAATTATTACCGGCAGGTGGGCCTGTTCGTGTAAACATTATGGGCGAACCTAACCCACAATCAGAACAACAAGCACAAAGAGTTCAAGATTATATGAACTATCAGATTTGCTATAACATGGAAGAGTACGATCCAGAACTTGACCAGTTGTTATTCTATCTACCTTTAAGTGGATCAGCTTTTAAAAAGGTTTATTACGATGAAACAAAACAAAGACCCGTGGCTCGCTTCGTTCCTAGTGAAGACATTATTGTTCCTTACAGTTCTGTTGACCTTGCGAATGCTGTTAGGCTAACACATAGACTGAAGATGACAGGAAATGAAGTTCGTAAACTTCAAGTTGCTGGTATCTACAGAGATGTTCCCGTCAGACCAACACATGTCTATTCTGATTTAGAAGAGACTATGGAAAAAGTATCTGGTGAGTCTGCAACAATGACTTACGAAGATGATGAATTAGAAATTTATGAGATACATACTTTCTTAGACTTAGAAGGTTTTGAAGATGTTGGACAAGACGGAGAACCAACAGGAATTAAATTACCTTACATTATTACTATTGATGTAGGTTCATCTAACATACTTGCTATTAGAAGAAATTATGAAGAGCAAGACCCACAAAAAACTCCTAACCAATATTTTGTACATTACAAATTTTTACCTGGTCTAGGATTCTACGGATTTGGTTTACCACATATTATTGGTAACTTATCTCGTTCTGCTACATCTATTCTGCGTCAGCTTATCGACGCTGGAACATTAGCAAACTTACCAGCTGGTTTTAAAGCTAGAGGTATTAGGGTTAGAGATGAATCAGACCCATTGCAACCTGGTGAGTTTAGAGATATTGATGCTCCTGGCGGAGACTTGAGAGCGTCTATTATACCACTACCATTTAAAGAACCATCTGGAACTTTACTACAGTTACTTGGCATTATTGTTGAGAGCGGTAAGAGATTTGCGTCCGTTGCCGACATGCCGTTAGCTGAACAGAATAGTGCACCAGTAGGTTCGACTGTTGCTATGCTAGAGCGTGGCACAAAAATTATGTCAGCTATTCATAAAAGATTACACTATGCACAGAAGGTAGAATTTAATCTTCTAGCAAATCTTTTCCGTGATTACACACCACCAGCATATCCATATGAAGTAAGTGGTGGCGATCCAAATATTAAGCAATCAGACTTTGATGAAAGAATTGATGTTATGCCTGTATCAGACCCTAACATCTTTTCAACAGCTCAAAGAATTGCCATTGCTCAAACAAGTTTACAGCTCGTACAATCGAACCCACAAGTTCATGGGCCAGCTGGAATGTATGAAGCGTATAAAAGAATGTACGAAGCATTGGGCGTGCGTAATATTGAAAAAGTATTACCACCTCCTCCACAACCTCAACCTCAAGACCCTGCTATTGAAAATGCTAAAGCTCTACAAGGGCAGGGACTACAGGCTTTTCCAAAACAAGATCATCAAGCACATATTGAGTCACATTTAACATTTATGCGAACACCTGCTGTTATGGCTAACATTAATATTATTGGTCTTTTAACTTCACATATATATGAGCATGTTGCTTTACAAGCTAGAGAATTAGTTGAGGCAGAATTTGGACCTAAGTTGCAAGAGTTACAACAACAATATCAAGGACAAATTCCAGAAGAAGCTATGCAACAAATACAAATGGAAATAGAAAATGAAGTTGCTCAACGCATTGCTGAATTGTCTGCTAACTTGTCTGAGGTTCTTGCCCCAGGTGGTAATGAAGACCCTCTTGTAGAAATACGAAAACAAGAATTAGCATTACAAGGTGCACGACTACAACAAGATGCAAAAGAGTTTGAAACAAACACAGTTATAAAAACTCAACAAGATCAAATAAACAATCAATTAACAGCACAGAGAAATGCTATTTCACAACAAACTGCTGATGAAAGAACAGAAGTTGCGAGAGAAAGAATAGACGCTCAAGAAGAAATGGCAGCGTCAAGAATTGCTGTTGAACTAGAAAAACTTAATAAAGAAAAAGTTCAAGAAGCAATTGATGTTCAACGATTAAGAGATTTATCTCAAAGAAATTAGGAGGCAAACATGGCTGAAGAAAAGAAAACTAAAGCTAAGCCAAAAGCAAAAGGCAAAGACCCATTAGGTAGAGTTGGTCTTGTTAGGGCTGTTAGAAAAACATCTAAAAAATAATGGCGGAAAGAAAAAAGGCAAAACCTATTAGAAAAACCACTGGTAAAGGTGGTAATTACCGATCAACTAAATCTGGTGCCGGTATGACTAAAAAAGGTGTTGCTGCTTATCGTCGAAAGAATCCTGGCTCTAAATTAAAAACTGCTGTAACTGGTAAAGTTAAAAAAGGTAGTGCTGCTGCAAAAAGACGAAAAAGCTATTGTGCTAGGTCTGCTGGTCAGCTAAAAAGAAGTAGTGCTAAAACAAGAAACAATCCAAACTCTCGTATTAGACAAGCTCGCAGAAGATGGAAGTGTTAATTAAGGAGTAAAACATGGCAACAAAAAAGAAAAGCTCAGGAAAAAAAAGACCTGGTTTATATGCTAATATCCATGCTAAAAGAAAAAGAATAAAAGCAGGTTCTGGTGAGAAAATGAGAAAAAAAGGAGCAAAAGGAGCTCCAACTAATAAACAATTTAAAAGAGCTGCAAAAACAGCTAAAAAGAGGTAAAAATGTATAAGAAAACAAGTGTAAAAGGTTACTTTGCTGGCGGAATGGTAAAAAAAGCTAAAGGCTACGCTAAAGGCGGTAAAGTAGGCGGTAAAAAGAAAAAGAAAAAATAAATAAATAAGAAAGAGGAGAGATGTCTTATTTAATATCCAATGTCCCTTACTTTAAGGTGTGGGTCAGAAAAGAATTTACAGCTGGTCATCAAAGATACCATGGTGAGTTTATACATGGGTTGGCGGTTGCTGTTAATTGTATTCCAGATAGATCACTATCATTTCAAGTTATATTTACAGGTTGTGAAGATTTAGAAAATAATGTTCATGGTGGTGCAATGTGGGCTCGCATGCCTATACAAGGTCTTATGGCAGACATACCAGTTGATGAATGGCCAGAAAGAATGGAAAATCATTTATGTCAACCTTGGGATTGTATGTCTCATCATCACTCAGTTATATCAATAGATAGAGCATCATCCTCACCTTGGTACGCTAAGATAGATGGTAAATTTTATTTAGCTAAATACATTTTTACAGTTGATTACACTGAACATGAAATAGCTGATAGCCCAGATCAACATAAACAAAGTCATGTTTTATATCTTACTGAAGGTAAATGGAAAGGTAACTTAGTTGCTTTACCAAATAATAGAGTAAGAGTAACAAATCCAGCTCTTTGGGTAACAGGAGAAGGACCTCCAGATTTTATACCTAGTCAATGGATTCATAGTAGTGAAGAACATGAAAGTTATACTGATCCAAATATAACTTTTGACAATTTATACAGTAAAGGAGAAAAAAAATGATGGATGGGGTTGAATTAATACAAAAAATACTACATATTATTCGTGAACAAAAGGAGAGTGTTCACGAAAAAGTAACTTCAGGGAACTGCAAAGATTGGGAAGCATATCGGTCGTGCATAGGTCAATTACAGAGTCTGGCTTATGTGGAGCAAGAGATAATCGCTCTGGTGTCACAGGAGGACAGTGACGATGGCTAAAACAAAGCTGTATGTACCTGATAGGTACGCCGATAAAAAAGTGGAGAAGAAAGTAGAAAAGGAAGAGAAGCCTGATTTACAAGTATCCGATGCTTACACCGAAGAAAATAAAAGAGTACTTGATCCAAGTCTTCTTAAAAAATCCGCAAAAGAAAGAATACCGCAACCCACAGGATATCGTGTGGTCGTTATGCCTTTCCAAGGATTTGAAAAATCTAAAGGTGGCATTGTTATTCCCGACGAGACACGAGAAAGAGAATCTTTAGCTACAGTCGTAGCTTATGTGGTCACTTTAGGGCCTGATGCTTACAAAGATAAAAAGAAATTTCCTCACGGAGCTTACTGTAAAGAAGGCGAGTGGGTAATTATTAGTAAGTACGCTGGAACAAGAATTAAACTTGCTGATGGCGAAATTAGGATTTTAAATGACGACGAGATTCTTGGAACTATCTTGGAACCAACTGATGTTTTTACAATATAGGAGTGTCTAATGAATGATGAAACAGAAGAAGCAAAAATAGTTGAAGTTGAAGAAGATGTTATTATTGATGAAAGCCAACCGGCTATTGTTGATGTAACTGGCAATGAAACTGAAGCTACTGGTGAGCCCGTCTCTCAAGGATTAAGTGAAGAAGAACTTGATAAAAGAAGAGATAAAACTCAAAAACGAATTAACAAACTTGTTGCTCAACGAAAAGAGTCCGAAGAAAGAGAAGCTGCTGCATTACAATTTGCTCAACAGCAAAAAACGGAAGCTGACGCTTTAAGAGGACAACTTTCTAGTTTAAATACAGGTTACAGTGCAGAAGCATCTAGCAGAATTGATTCTCAAGAATCTCAAGCTAAAGCTGCTTTTAAAGAAGCATATGAAGCTGGTGAAGTTGATAAAATGGCTGATGCTCAGCAAGTAATGGCTAAGATTGCAATTGAAAAAGAAAGATTAAGAATTTTCAAAGGTAATCAAGAAAAACAACAACAAGTAAGACAGGCACAACAACAATATCAACAACAGCCTGGTGCTCAACAACAAGTACAGCAACAACAAGAATATGCTCCTCCACCTCAACCAGATGCAAAAGCAACTGATTGGGCAGAAAGAGATGAGAATAGTTGGTTTGGACAAGATCGTGCTATGACAGCTACGGCTTTTACCATTCACCAACAGCTTGTTGAGGAAGAAGGTTTTGATCCTCAATCTGATGATTATTATTCAGAAATTGACAAAAGAATTAGAACTGAATTTCCGCATAAATTTGAAGGGAAAACTACCCGTACTCAAACAGTCGCTCCAGTATCACAAGGAAAGACTAGCCAAAAGAGTAAAAAAAGTGTTAAATTAACCCCAGCACAAATTTCTGTAGCTAAAAAACTTGGTGTACCGCTAGATGCATACGCTAAAGAAGTTGCAAAAATTGATGCAAGAAATTCATAGAGGTATATGATGTCAGAAGAAAATAACGAATACGAATTTATAGATGCAGAAGCTAAAGAAGCTCCTGCTATAGATAGAAACGCTCGGTCAAACAACACACGAGCCTCTAGCGAACGCCCAGTGCAATGGCGACCACCCAATAAATTGCACGCCCCAACCCCACCCGCTGGTTATGTCCATAGATGGATAAGAGCAGAAGTTCTAGGTTTTGATGATAAAAACAATGTTCATTCAAGATTGAATGAAGGTTATGAACTTGTGCGTGCAGATGAGTATGAGGGTAGCGTCTTTCCAACTGTCGAGGATGGTAAATATACCGGAGTCATTGGTGTAGGCGGTTTACTTCTGGCAAGAATACCAGAAGAGTTCGTTGAACAACGCAAACAATATTACGCTGATCGTGCTAAACAGCAGATGCAAGCGGTTGATAACGATTGGATGCGTGACAACAATCCCGCAATGCCTAAATTTCAGGCAGAGCGGAGTTCAAAAGTAACCTTTGGTTCTAATAAATAGAATCAAAATCTAATAGGAGTAGCTAATGGCTAACAAAGATGCTCCATTTGGGTTAAGACCCGCTGCCTTACTTGGCGGTGGTGCTTACACTGGCGGTCAAAGAGAATATGAAATATCAAATGCTAATACCACTAAGATTTATCAAGGTGATATTGTAAAAGGCCTAGCGGCTGGATATATCGATCGAATGGCTGCCGGAGATGGTGGACTTGTAGTGGGCGTATTTAATGGGTGCCAATTTACAGATTCATCAACAGGTAAACCTAAATGGTCAAACTATTGGACTGGTGATAGTGCAGTGACTAGCACTGTTAAGGCTTATGTCGTGGACGATCCTAATATCATTTGTGAAGTGCAAGCAGACGCTGCATTCACTATAGCTGGCGTTTTCGCTAACTATGATATTGTGGATGGTGCAGGTACAGGAAGTGCAAACAGTGGTATTTCATATGCAGAGTTAGATGTAGGAACAGGAGCAACAACTGCTTCCCTTCCTCTGAAGGCTCTTGCAGTATCTACCAATCCTGACAATGATGATACAGGTTCTACAAACACTAATGTTGTAGTCCTTATCAACAACCATTTCGCTTCTGCTGGTACAACTGGCGTATAATTAGGGAGATAAAACAATGGCTATATCAAGAGCACAACTTGCTAAAGAACTAGAGCCTGGTCTAAACGCTCTCTTTGGCTTAGAGTACAGCAAATACGGAGACGAAGCTGCGGAAATTTTTGAAAGTGAATCATCAGATAGAGCTTTCGAAGAAGAAGTAATGCTTTCCGGATTTGGAGCGGCCCCGACAAAATCAGAAGGTGCAGGAGTTGAATACGACTCAGCAACTGAAGTTTATACAGCTCGATACACACACGAGACTGTAGCAATGGCATTTGCCTTAACTGAAGAAGCTGTCGAAGACAACCTCTACGACCGTCTGTCAAATCGCTATACTCGTGCATTAGCACGATCAATGGCACATAGTAAGCAAGTAAAAGGTGCTTCCATTTTAAATAATGGATTCAACAATAATTTTACTGGTGGTGACGGCAAGGAATTACTTGCAACAGACCATCCGCTTTCTGTTGGGGGGACCTTTTCTAACGAACCAACCACAGCAACCGATCTAAACGAAACTGCTTTAGAGAACGGTCTCATTACAATCAGTCAATTTACTGATGAAAGAGGCTTAATCGTAGCACTTCGTGGCAGAAAACTTGTTATCCCTGCGGAACTTCAATTCGTAGCTGAAAGATTAATGAAATCTGAAGGCCGAGTTGGAACTGCTGATAACGATATTAATGCACTTAGATCATCGGGTGCGATTCCAGAAGGGTATACTGTTAATCATTTCTTAACAGACCCTGACGCATTCTTTATTCTTACAGATGCACCAAACGGGCTAAAACACTTTACCCGTGCACCTTTAAGAACTGCAATGGAAGGTGAGTTTAACACAGGTAACATGAGATTTAAGGCTAGGGAGCGTTACAGCTTCGGATGGTCTGATCCTCGTGGAATCTATGGGTCACCAGGTGCTTAATTAATTAAGTATCAATTCTTTAAAGGGGCTAGGGATGCTTAGCCCCTTTTTTTTATTTGCATTATCCTTTTTTTTTCTGTATTTTATAGATATCCCTAGACGACCAATTAAGGTCGACTTTAACGACTAAGGAGAAAAACAATGGGTCAAACAACTTTTTCCGGACCTATCAAGGCCGGCACAATCAAAGATACCACAGGTACAACGGTTGGCAATGATGTTGCTAATGTTGGTTCTGTCTTAATGGCACAATCAATAGTTATCGACATTATTGGAGCTTCTGCACTAGATCAAGCTGTTGCAGTAGTTCCTGCTAATTCACAGGTGGTAGATGTAATATTAAATGTAACAACTGTTAACAATGATGGTGGCACTGCTACTGTTGCTCTTGGAACAGCTACTGACGCTGACGCTTTCTTACCTGCAACTAATGTTAAAGCTCTTGGAACAACACATGGAACTTTAGATACTGAAGCTACTGATGTTGGTACAACTGATTTAAGAATTTTTGCAGATTTTGTAGCAGGCACTGGTAATGGTGCAACAGGTGCTGCGACTGTAACAGTACTTTACATACAAAATAACAACCTATCTTAGGAGGTATAAATGGCAGGGTCTTACTTAAGACATCAGCAAGGTACAAATGCAACTACAATAGTTGTTGCGGGTGATACCAATAATGCTAATACTGCTGCTAAAGGTACAAACCAAGTTGTTTACTTTAGAGGTATATATTTAGAAGCCGATTCTTCAGATGGCACGGTTGATATTCAATCAAAAAACGCCGCTGGAACATGGACTACTGATAGTACCTTTAAGGTGAATAGCGGAGGTAGTGATAGCTTTTATGCAGATGCAGGTT